AGTCGCCGCGATGCTACCCGACGGGATGTTTTCGATGCTGCTCGCCGGGTGAGCCGTCGTGTCCGATTCGTGGCTCGTGGCATAGGCGTCCCCCGTGGTTCCTGCGCCCACGGTGAGGCTTGCTAGCTTCGTCCGCTCCGTAGCCAAGAACGCCTTGTTCGCAGTGCCGTCGGTGAGCGTGTCGGCACTCTGCGTTCCAGTATGATTAGCTCGGGCGAGCAGGGTGGCGTCCGGCGAGTTGGCAGTGGCTCCGGCTTCGAGGCCTGCCAGCTTCGTCTCCATTGCTGTGGTGAAAACGGCGATGGCAGCGGTGATTCTGTTGCGAATACTCATGATGAAAAAAGTGGATGAGAGAAAAGTGAAAAGTCGAATCAGCAGGAGGATCCACTTGGGGTGATCGGGAATCGGCATTTTATGGGGACCGAAAAGGTGATTTGCGCTCCGCTGTTGCCGTATTGGCGGGACAACCCGCTCTTGCTGGAGTTCCCAGTGTTGGTCGTGGTGTTGGTTTTCCCTCCCAAATCCGTCGTTGTGATGGAGCCAGCGTTGGTTACCGTGTTGGACTTGCCCGCAGCGTCCGTCGTGACGATGGAGCCAGCGTTGGTTGCCGTGTTGGTCTTGCCCGCAACGTCCGTCGTTGTGACAGACCCCGTATCGGTGGTAGTCCCCTCTTTTTCCGTTTGGTTCTCGCGATTACTTTTAGTGGATCGATTCGCTTCGGGAGTTTTTGAGACTGTGGTTACTTTAAGTTGTCCAGCCATGGTGATTAAAGTCTATACCCGTCCTCGTGGGTTTCCGTGCTAGTCGAACTGTTGTCGTCTTCGGTGCCATTTAGTGTTTCCGTAGTTGTCCCCTTTTCCTTGCGGGTGGTATTGTCGGTGCGGGTAGTGGTGTCTTGGCCGGTCATCGTCGTCGTTGTGGTCGTGCCGTCCGTGCGGGTAGTGGTGTCTTGGCCGGACATCGTCGTCGTTGTGGTCGTGCCGTCGGTGCGAGTGGATACGTCGGAACCGGACGTTCTCGTCGTCGTAGTCGTGCCGTCCGTGCGGGTGGAGTTATTGTGCGACGTCCCTGTGTCTGAGGTGCTGGAACGGTCGGTGCCGGACGAGGAGTCTACTGTGCGAATCTCCAAGTATTCAGGCTGCCAATCGTCAACGACCATGACGGTGAAGTCGATTTTGTCCGGCATTTCGGCAAGGACGCTGCCCGACGAACGAGCGGAAGCGATTCCATCGCGCACAGCGAGGATGGTCCGCTCGATGAAATCGGGTAAGGCAGAGATTTTTACAACGTTGTCCAGCATGGTGGTTCAGTATCCTCGTTTGGTTCCGACCCGAATACGGGGCGTTGCCATGGTTTGGGGTGATAGCATTTCGTAGCGTTTTTCGGCCAATGCGGCATCGTCGCGAGCTGCTGACTTGGACTCCTTGTCTTTCCACAAGCGGGAGCTGGTGAGGATGCCGCGAGCAATCGGCAAGAGGTAGCATTCGATGTGCTCGGCCCTCAAGGGAATGCCGTCGCCAGAAGCCAGCAAATCCTCAAAGGTGATTCTGGCCGGTGAAAGTGAGAATTGAGCTTCCATGCGGAACGCGCACGACGGAAGGCTGTCAAAGCGGATCACGGTGGGTGCCGGCGAATTTTGATTCATCGCGTTGGCCTCCATCCAATAAAATCTAGGTTCTCCCACGGGCTTGTGATTGAACGCTCCGCACACGGGCTTGAAATTGACCAATGACTTTCCGGTTTCTAAAATCCTTGGGTCGCCGACAAGCTCTTCGTAAGGCTCCGGTATCGCCACTCCATCCCAGTAAATGACGGCGGAGACGGTCCCGGTGGCTCCGCTGTAAGGGTAGAGCAATTCATCGCCACCGATGACTTGGTTGTAGATCGCGTCACCTTGGATCAAGATGCTGCCGTAGAGCTGGTCAGTGATGAAGGTGTGTCCGGTGATGCGGTCGCTGCCATGGGTCACGCCCAAGGAGATGGTGGTCGGCGCTTGAAGAGAGATGCTACCCGTCGTGATCTTGCTGTGGTAAGGCGCCACTGCGTGCATCCGCTGAAGTCCGCCGTTGATGGCGTCGAGAATTTCAAGCCGGGTATCTGAGTTTATTTCCCCGTTGCTCTTTTCATCGATGTCTCTGGCGAGCCTGTTGCCTAGTGCTTCCGCTTTCATTTTTTCGATGTCTCCTTGTTGTCGCCGGATTTGCCGGGCAGTGGGTCAGCCGACCCGATGGCGAGCATGGCCGATTGGTAATCGCGGTCAATCGTCGGCTTGGACTCATTGTTGCTGAACAGCCAAAACGATGTCGCTCGGTAGCGGAGGATCGGTAGTAGGATGCTTTCGACGTAGCGGTGAGGGATCGGGAGCGTTGGGCGCACGCTCAGCTGCTTGACGTTGAATCGGGGGGCTTCCTTCACCACGTCCAAGAGAAAAATGAGAGTCTCTCCGACGGCAACGGGAGGGGTGACTCGGAAGACGCACTTGGCAGGATCATTGCCCGTTTGGTTGGATCGCTCGATATGGTAAGCCACTGGCTCCACCGGAGTCCTCCCGTCTAAATAGTAATTGATGAAATTTTCAAGCTCGCTGATTGACCCAATAGGGGCGAGAAGCCGCTTATTGGCATCCAATCGACAAGGGCCGACGACGTTTTGAACGTCAGACGGCAGGATCAAAGCATCTTGGCCACTGGTCAACGTGATACTCAAGGTGGATTTCGACCAGTAATTGCGGTCGTTGGCCTGATTCCACACAATTTGCATGGCGGAATTGACATCACTGATGGCCCGCTCAAGGGCGAAATCTGGTGCCAAGCAGATGCTTTCGATCCCCCATAGGTTGAGCTGCTCGGTCACCACGTCATGCAAGTTCATGTCCAGCTCGACGGCTACACCGTGAATCGCGGCCGCCGCGATGGCTGACGTGAACAAGGATGCTGACAGAGTAATCGTAGCACCAGTAAGCCGTGATGTCGTCACGGCGGACGTGAAGAAATTAGCATACAATGCGACAGCCGAACCGGAAAGATGGCTGATCGCTGCGGCCGACGTGTAAAAGGATGCGGTGAAATTGATGGGGAACCCGGTGAGGTTTGCTCTCGCTGCCGTAGCTGTGGCAAAGTTGGCTGTTGTCGTAACGTCCCGAGACGCCGACAGGATGGCTCCAGCCTGCGCTCTAGTGATGAAGCCGACGCCTAAATAAACGCTGAAGCCGCTGACGTTGACCTTGCCGCTAGCCATCGTCACGAACGAAGCGTCGAAATTCACCGCGACTGGCGTGGCGGATGACGGTTCGTAGATGTTGACGGAATAATTTCGGCAAAAATTAGCAAATATAGGGTGGTGAGGGTCAGTTGTTATGGGCTCACCCTCATCGAATTCGACAATAGCAATGAGGTAATGAAGGGGCATGGTAAGCCCCTCTCCCATCGAGACAATCTTCGCTCCCAATGGAGCGACGAAGCACGGAGCAATTTTCATTCCTAGGACCAGTCCGTCCAGACTTGACACTTTTGCTGTGTATAGATTAGTATCAACAGTGACAAGGACGGTTGGCATCGCGGATCAATTGAAGGTGATGGAGACTGAGCCGACAGGAAGTTTTGCTGAATTGCCAATGGCGATGGAGCGAGACGCACCAAGCGGGCCTAGGAATAGAGCATTTCCGACGGAGGCGTCGTCGAAGATCCCGAGCGCCGTCAATGGGCCAATGTTGCTTACGACGGAGTTATTGAGAACGACGAGTGTCGAATTTAGCGCCGATCCACCGCTTGGAGGATTGAAACTGAGTGATTGCCGAGTGTAGCCAGGGTCAACCCACTCAGAGAACGCCTCGCCAGTGAGAGCTGTCCCGGCGGCGGCATAAACGGTGGTTGGCGAAGGGTAAGAAATCGCCCCAAGAGTGAGATCTAAGCCCTTGCGTTTGGCAAAGTCGGTCAAGCCGCCGCCTGAAGAATTACTCAAGGAGATGGTCATCTCGCCCACTGCGATTTTCGGAGGATCACCTACCGCGACGTAGCGGGCGATGTCGAGCTGTCCGTGGAAAAGCATTCGGTGGCAGGCGAAGGCGGTTCCTGTCGCGGTCGCGGCGGCACTCATCACGATGTGGGTCCCGTCCGTGATCGACGCGACATAAGCGCCGACGGGGATTCCTGTGCCGACTAGCGCCATCCCTACCGTGATGGATGAAGAAGAAATAACGGTAACTGTTGCTCCGGTAGCGACTGAATATGAGGCACCCGTGATATTCACAACTGGCTCAAAGATCGCCCAATGGCTCACGGTTCCCCACGAGACTGTCGCGGTTGGGAACGCGATGGTGACGCCGTTGGCCTTGGTCGGGACTCCCGTGATGGAACACGGCGGGAAGGATGTCACATTGTTGGCGACGGCGGCGCGGGCGTAGCTTCCGCCGGAAACTTCGCCGATGATGCTGAAATCGCCGGGGTCAGAGGTGAAAAGTCCGACTTCTAAGCTCGCTGTAGGCACATGCGAGATTCCCCGTAGGTAATGGTTCAAAAGAGAATATTCAAGTCCGTCGGATAAGGCGCTCATAGTAGGTCTTCAGGTGTGGTGATGGTGAGCAGCCACGCTACGATGGCGGGCCGCAGGTGGTTGTGGGATGACAGGACTCGAAGCTGCTTTTCATCGCCCCAGAGTCCGGCGATTCGCTCGTTGCCAAAAAGGATCTGCTTCCCGTCGAGGGTGAATTCAGGGTTGCCGAGGGTGGCGGGAATGATTGCGTCAATCGGCTCGTCGGGGACTTCGGTAAAGGCGGGTGCTTCGGTAGCCTCTTCGATCACGGGAGCTGGAGCCTCAATCGGCTCGTCGGGAGCGGGGATGAATCCGGCCTTCAACTTGGCCTCGTCGGAAGGTGTCAGGGCGTAGGCGGCGAACTCGCAGCCTTTTGCTTTGAAATGGGGGTCTTTCATACTCTCAACGGCAGCGTTGAACTCAACGGCGTCGGTGAAGACCGTCCCAGTAAAGAGAAGCCCGAGATGTTCCAGCCCTGCAATGGAATGGAAGCCTTTGGGAGACGGTGCCATCGAGCGAAGGCGGGAAGTGATGCGGATGACGATCTTCATTTCAAAGTGGGGAAAAGGGGAAAAGGGGAAAAGCCGGGGCGAGGCGGGTGAATTCACGCCCCGGCTTAGGATTGCTTGCTTTAGGCGATGGTTGGCAGGGTGATACCTGGGCGCTTGATCGCGGTGGTCAACAGCATGGCGGCAGGCACTCGTCCCTTACGGTCCGTGCGGAGCGATTGCCCAAACACCGAGGTGATGAACGTGCGCTTGATGAATCCACCTTGCTGCTCTTCCTCGGAGCGTTCGTTGCGCATCGATCCGTAGGCACGGACAATGGCACCTGCGCCCAAGACCAACGTGTGAGCGAATGGCACTCCCTTGACGTTGCAAGGGATGATAAGTGCCCCAGATGCCCAAACTTCGGTGTTCAGTGCGGCGTTCCAAGTCACGGAGCCAACAGTAGTCGAACGAGCGCCACCGACGGCCAAGAAGGCGTTGTCAGCGAGGTGCTGGGTGACGGTAATCGAGTTACCGTCATTTCCAGTGGTGTATTGGATCATCCCCCACTTACCGACGTTTGCACCGCTGGTGTTGTAGATGATCGCGTAATGCGGTCCTGTGTTTTGGGTCACGGCGCCAGTGTCGATGAACCTAAACGCATGGCCGGGGAAATACTTGAACCACAATGGATTTGTAATCCCAACCGTGCCCGCTGTGTTATCACCTCCGCCGCCAGTAATGACCCGTGCGGTGTTGCCAACGGGAGCAGGGAACGTGAGTCCCAAGTATGCTTCAGGCGCAAGGAAGGAACCCACTGGTCCCCGACCTGAGTGATTGAGCGCGTTGTGCGGCGCAACGGTATGACCGTCGATGTCAGGGTAGCCGCCCTTGAACAGGTTGTTCATCTCGCCCTTGACGGCTCCGTGTTTGAGCAAGTCTTGGTAAACCCCGTCAAGGCGAAGACTCAAGGCGGCTTGCTCGGATGGAATGAACAACTGAGAGTTGATCATGTTGCGTCCATCTTTGGAGACACGGAATGCTTGGCCACCCAGCGGCTTCATCGCGGCACCAGCGGTGACGATGTCGTCCCAGCCGAGCGTGCTATTGGAACCGAGGGTTGCCAACGTCAGGTTGTCTGCGAAGATTCGGTTTTCGTTGGGCAGCTTGTGGACAAGAAGACCCATTGCTTGGTCCTTTTTGGTGCGGCCCAACCAGCGGCCCAACTTCATCGGGACCATTGCCTTGAGTTCGCCCTTGAGGCCCATGAACTCATCAGCGCGGATCGAGCGGCTGGCGGCATTGCGGATGAAGTCACACTTCACTTCGTAAGAACTCAGAAGGTCTTCTTCAAAGTCGGAAGGGTTATCGAACGAGCCTTCGCCGTATTTGCCTTCGTTGTAGTAGCCGGAGGTGGTGGTGAAGACCTTCTTTGAGCCTGCGCCCGTGGAGGTGTCGCTTTCCGTCCAAATCGGGAAGCGTTCGGATGGGCCTTCAAATTGCTGGGTGAAGTCTTCTTCTTCTTCCCCGATTTCCGCCCCTGTTTTCCAGAGAATGCGAAAGTTTTTGCCGCTGTCTTGGGCGAATAGTGATGTCCCGGTAGTGGCGGGAGCGAAGTCTTGAGTAGCCATGGTGGTAGTATGTGGGTGTGAGTTGTCCCCTCAAAGTGAGGGATTTGAAACGTCACCAATAGAGCATCTACGGACCTATGGAATATGCTTGCCTGTCAGCTCATCACATCGACGCCACGAGTCGCTCGTAGTCGTCAGAAGTTTTGATCCCTGCAATCACCTCCGAAGTCCGTTGGGCGGAATTGGTGGTAGTGCGAGCGTTTCCGCTTGCGGGTTGGATGGGACGATGTTGAACGGATTTTTTGACTGGTGCAGTCCATGGCTTCCGCATGGGGATTCCAAGGTTGAGAGCGGCTTCTTTTGCCAAGATGAAGGGCTTGTCGGCGGCGTAGTAAAGAGGGTCGCCGAGTTCAAGCATCTCAGCTTGAATGCGGGCCATTTCCTTTGCCATCGGGCTGTTCTTCACGGCGGCATCCGGGTAAAGACCAATGGTCTTGTCCTCGCTTGCTGCGTATTGAGCGTAAAAACTATCTGTCGCGGCTTGCTCCTTGCGGGAATTCTCCCGAGCTTCCGTGATTTTTAGTTCGTCCAGCTTTTCACGCAGTTCATCAATTTGATCGTCAATGTCGGTAGCGTTCTCGAAATTCAGGAGTGAAAGCTCTTCTTTCTTTTTCCCCTTGAGTTCCTTGATCGCTTCTCTCACCGAGGCGGAGCTTTCGCTTTCCTCAGTTGGCAATGGATCAGCTTGTTGAGTCGCTGGCGACTTCTGCCCTTCGACGATTTTGACGGCTTCGATCAGGGAAACCCCCATTGCTTTCGCAACGGCAGCAATTTTCTGGTCGGTCTCGTCCTTGAATCGGAAGCGGTCCTTGGCTTTCACCTCTGGCACGTCTTCGTCATCTTCGACGGGAGTGTCGTCGTTTTCGTCTGAAAACTGTTCTAGCTCTTCTAGCTCGTCGGTGACTTCATCAGGCGTTTCGCCTTGAATCGGGTCTTCATCCGGCGCGTCAAGCGACTCTCTGACGAGAGCCTCGTAAGCATCAATCGTGTTCTTCGTCGTCCCACTAAAAGTGGATTCCACAGCATCCAAAGGATCTGTGACCGGCGTTGGGTCTTGAATATCGGCTTGCGCCTGATTGTCTGACATGGGCGACGCTTAACGCAACTGGATTACAAACGCAAGAAATTTGTTTTTGCAAATTATTTGCGTTTATGAAACCTTCCGTTCATGGCCATGAATTTGAATCAAATCGAGGTGGAGGCGAAGCTTCATCGGCGGAGGATAGACCATGAAGAACTTCGCAGTGATCACCAAGAGCTTTACCGGTTTGCCCACTCACTCCAATTCGACGATTCGTTTCGCTCTCCGTTCGCGCTGTCGCCCGACGGTGACAATTTTGAAATCGCTAGCGGCATTGTGGTGACATCGGTGATTCCCTACACGGGGATCGACATGGCAGGACAAAGTTTATCGCTAGGTGCCAGCACGAAGGTCTGGCTGAAGATGAAGATTAAGAGCGATTTCACGACCGAAGGTTGCACTCTGGAGACTGGCGGGGTTTGGCCCGCCTACGCGACTTACAGCGGCGGCTCACCCCCAGTTCAAACTGAAGCGACTTGTCGGGTCGGACATGTGGTGTCCGACGACCTGCCGAGAGGAGCGCCCGGGTTCCCATTAAAGAAAGGCCACTTCATTCAACTCCTCACCTCAAACGTAGCGATGACTGCTTGTGCCATCGACGGCAAGGCCACCATGCTGCCCCTCCCCTTTGCAGGATGAACGCAAGCCCTTTCATTCACCGGAACGGGCATGTTCCACTCAGGCTGCTGTACCTGTCAAGGTTTGGATATGCCCCGGAATTCCCATCCTTCCCAACACCAGAAGACTTCAATTCCAACTACGCCATTTTCAAAGAGATCGACGGAGACAAAGGGTTGCGAAACGCCACTCACTTCCACTGGAACCTGAAGAAGATTAGTATTTCCACATCTTGCGTTGTCAGTTACTTCTCGGAACCCCCAGGCGGCGGCGAGCAAGTCACAGTCACCTTGGCGAAGTCCCGCACCGCCTATGACCCTCAGGGGGCGTTCGTTATGGTAGGCCCGCCACCTGAGACGGAATCAGGCATCCCACAACCCGCAGCGAAGGTGATGTCTCTCCTTGGTAGTTTCTCTTCTTTCATCTTCTTCGATCCAATTCTCGAAGTGGGCACTTGGAAGACCGACCAAGACATTAGATGTTCAGTCAGCTTCAACGGCGTGTTTTTCATCGAGTCGATTCAACGGTGGGTGGCGGAAATCCACGTTCATGGCACGGCCACAGCTGCACAGTGGAGCGGTGACAGGGAAACCCGCTATGGCCTTGGATACGTGGATTATACTGACCTAATCCCCGGCCATAGCCCCAGCAGCGGCTACTCGGTCGCAGACATCGTGCTCCCGGCCATCTTTGAAGCAGGGAATAAGGTCCAGTTCCTAGTTGGGAGTGGTGACACTGCGACGGTGGCACTCGTCGTCTCGGCAGAATACTGGACCTACTGAAAATGCCGCTTGACGCAGCACGCCCCGCCGGATAGTGGTTGCGCCTCTGCGGTGGACAAGTCAGGTAAGTCGCTGGTCTCATACGCCGGTAATCGTCGGTTCAAATCCGACCTGCAGAACCAAACGCCATGGTGCTTCAAGCGCCGGATTTCTAATCCGGACTGGGTGAGAATCCCAGCATGGCGGCTCCAACAACGGTCTGCCAGTGACAGCTAAAACAAGCCGATGTTCTCAGGGTCGCCCCCTGAGCGCCTTGGAGTTAGGCTCACAATCTGGGTCATGACAGGCCACCTTTTTCTTCGAAGGCGTTGAGGAATAGCCTCCGGCGTCACCTATCCATCGGCGAGAAGTCATTGGCTCTCATTTTCTTTTCAACGAGCATCCGCTGGAGTTCGATCTTCTCCTTGGGTGAAGCCAAGCGATAAACCGCTTCGGCTTGGTCAACGTTGAGCCGCTTGAACGAATAAGCGAGCGGTGAAATCATCGCCCTTTCCCTCAGCTTGGGAAGGTCGGCCATGGTGATGGTCCCCGCCTTGATGGCTTCCCCGAAATTGACGGGTTGCTTCATGCGGATTTTCTCGACGATCTTGTATTTTTCCCGGCTCTTGTCCGCCTGCTCTTGCGTCCTTGCCCCACGGTCCTTCGCCCCTTGAGTGGCGTATTCCGACGCCAATTCCTCCGCTTTGCTTTGTATGAGCGTGCGTGATGCAGGAGTGATTCCGATCATCGGCGCGACCTTGGCGTAAAGCGGGTTGTTCCCCTCGTTTTGCTTAATAATGCCTTGGATCGAGAACGGTGTTGCCGCCTTGAGAACATAGTTGGCCACGTCCATGGCCTGCTTGGGAATGCTGTCGTCGGCGTGGCGGACTTCCGTCCCGAAATAATCCTTGTTTTTCACGATGTCGTTCACCAATGAGATCATCGGGTGGGTCTTGTGGAACAACGTGTCAATCGGGTGCTTTGAGTAAGCCATGATGTCCTTGGCATAGGTGGGGAGCAGCAAACGCTCAGGGTTCCCCCGGCTGTCGGTGCCGCCCGTGCGGAAGGCAATGAAGTCCTTGTCCTCCGGCGGCTCCCCTGTCAGAGCATAAGTTAGAATAGCATTGGCCGCAGCGACTGAGATGGCGAGCGACAACGTGTAAGCCACTCGGTCCGGCATGTCGGCGGGAGGCTTGCCAGACTTCGCCCATTCCTTGGCAAATTGCGCGGTATCCTTCACTGCACCTCCGATTTCAGCGATGGTGCCACCGCTCCAGCCCGGCGCACGAACAAGTGCCTGAATGACGTTCTTGGCGGTGTTGTGAATCATCAATCGGTCGTAGCGAACTTGACCCATCCGTGAATCAACACGGTTTCCGATTTGACGGAACTCAGGAGTCATTTCTTCCATCGTCTTCTGCTTGTCGGCGGGAAGTTTGTCATTCTGATCGATCACGCGTTGTGCCAAGTGCGCGAACACCCCGGCCTTCATCCTTGGGACCAAGCTCCTCATGATCGGGTAAGACATCAACTCGAACGCCGCGAGCGGTGAGAGCATGGCTGCCTTCACCGATCTCCCGCTGTAATGGGCACGCTTCATTTCGGCAACGTGGTCAGGTCGGATTCCTCGCTCTTGCGTGAGTCCCATGCCGGCCAATTCAAAAGCTTTCGCCAGTGGCGCGTATCGTTGGTCGAGGATCGCTTCCGGGTTGTTCCACGCTTGGCGCATCTTGCCACCGGTGAGGAACGTCTCAGGAATAGCGACCACCGCTTTGCTGGCTGATTTCACCACGTCGGACAGATTGCGGTTTCCTCGAAGCACTCCGTAAAGATCCTTCATCACGTTGGCATTGGCGGAGACTTGCGCTTCTCCGGCGATGAATCCGGCGTGGAAGCCGCTGACTCCGAGCTGCGCCATGTTGAGCGCGTTGCTCATGCCCATCCATGCCTTGTAAGCGTGGCCGAAATACTGGTTGTTGTAGAGCGAGCTGGACAGGTAGTTGTTCAGCACGTCGCCGACCTCCTTGGTGATGTAGCGGTGGCCCATGATCATCATGCCCGGGACTCGAACCTTGAGTTTGGTGCCGTCTGGCGGCATCGCGGTGAGTCCCACGTCTTGAAGGTTCACCGGGTTGCCGTAATCGTCGATCAATCTCGAATTGCGTGAGGTGACTTCGATTTCACGGGGACCATAGACGGTTCCGTATTTGTCGTTCATCTTCACCCATCCTTCAGGAACCTTTTGGCCGGGGCGGAACATCTTCTGTTTCCCTTCGCTGGTCCATTGCTGGATGGCTTGGTTCGCCATGATACTACGGTCCATCTCCGCCCACTTGAGCTTCATGAGGTCGATGGGATTGTTCGATACTGGCCTCAGTCCGAACTCAATAGCCGTCATGATGTCGTCATCGAACACCTTACCCTTACGGAAGCTCTCCTTCCCCTTGAACGGAGTTCTAGTGAGGAATCCGATAGCGTCGGTCTTCGATCCTTTCCCGCTCTTCAGGTATTCGTTCACCTTGGCTTTAACCCAGTCCTTCTGAGCCTTGGTCGCGTGATTGACTCCTGTGCTTTCATCAATGATGCCAGCCTTGCGTGCCTCACTCATAGCGAGGTTGAACGCATCTCTGCTCTCCTTCGTCCAAATACCAGGGAAGTAATTATCGCGAACCGATTGCAACGGCGCGCCCGCCTTTTCGAGGAGATCCACCTTGATGTCGTTGATCGCCTTGATCCTCGCTGCCACCCCGGCCATCGCAGGCCCCATCAGTCGTCCGGTGCTCATGTCGCTCATGAACTTGAACGCCGGGTTCCGCTCGTCGGCCATATCCTTGCGGTGGACGCCCAGCTTGTCGAACATCAACAAGTCCTTGCTGAAATCGTGGTTCGTCGCCTCTTGGCGGCGGTGCATCGCTCCCAGCTTCGCTCCCAAGGTCTGCGCTTCCTTGAGGTGCTGATCACTCTTCATCGACGGGACCAAGAGTGAAAGCACCCCTTCATTAACTCCCTTCACGATGTCGAGGCCCGGCGTCTTGCGTGCGACGTTCTGGACGGCGGAGACGGCTCGCCTCGGGAGCACCCCGGCGTGGAGGATGCTTTCAACGTCGGCGGACTTCTCTGGCGAGAGCCGCACGTTCATCTTCGATCCCTTTTGAGGTTCGAAGATTTGCTCTGGTGATTTCAATGGCCCAAACCGTTGTTGTGTGCGGCGTGAATCGGTATCCATCACCTCGTTGTAGAACTTTTCGTAGGGATTCTTCCCTATTTTTGTCCTGACCATTTCCATGAACTCACGGAACATTGCTGCCAGTTTTCCCATGATGGTATTCGGTAGCGGCTTCTGCTTGTTGATCACAAGGTCGGCCATCTTCTCCGCTAAATACTCGTCCACCATCACGTAACGATAATCCTCGTCGGTGAAATTGATCCGGTAGTCGTTCCCTTCAGAATTAGTGGTAGGGAGCTTAGTGAGCCTTGCGAGATCCTTGGGAGAGGCGAACTTTGAATAACCGTCATATTGATCCTGAGTCATCCCATATCGACCCACCATCGCCATAAATCCGGGGTTCTTTTTGATGTGGGCGGCTAAGTCCTTCTTGTAGTCCGATTCGATCTGCCTCGCTTCTTCATAGGGTAAATACTGGCTCAAGCCGTGCCAGAATTCATGGATTCCCGTGTGAGCAGTGACTCCTTTTTGTCCGTGGAAAAGTGAAATGAGTTGGTTGGCGAAGTGGTAAACGCCTCCATTGCCTTTCTTTTTGATGGAAATGGCGTCGCCTTCAATGAATCGTGGATTCAACTTATTGATGAAGTCGGTCAATGCTTTCGCCGCCTCGTCACTGACCGTGCCTGCGGCCCTTTCACGGGCGATACGTTCCAAGATGGCCGCTTGTCCTCTGCTACGTGGTCCGTGGCGACGTTCTGATTCTGCTTTGACTCGGCTTCTGAGTTCCTGCGATTCCTTGACGACTTCGTTGACTGCTTTCAAGGGGGTCTCGGTATCCCCAGCACGGATAGCCTTCACCACGTCAGCAATGGAAGTCATGCTCTTGGCTGAAGTCTCCGGTCGTGAACGGGTATCCCCTCGCCCTTTGAGGTAACCCATCCGCTCGTCCTTGCTCATTGCCTTCCACTCTGGAGAGTCGGCGCGGAGGGGTGCTTTATTGGAAGAACGCTTTGGCAAGTCACCGGCGTGGAGAGCATCGTCGCCACTCGTGAACGTCTTGCCAATGAAAGAGTCACGGGATTCCGCGTCCGGGAAGTGGAAGCCTCGAATGGCTCCAGCGCCGTTGAATGAGCTGTAGTAGCCTCCATGCTGAGACGCCCGCTTCTTGGCCGCGCCGTATGCTTCTGCATCGAGCGGCTTATTGATCTTGGCGACATAGACCCGCGTTCCATTCTTTGTGTGCATGAAGTCGTCCGGCGAGAACGTGTCGCTGTCATTGCTGTGATTTGGGAGAGTTGAGCCGCGACCCTCGGTGAAGAGTTTCGAGACGGCCGCTTCCGGCGTGAATTGAACAGCCGGTTCCGGGCGTTCCGGCACTGAGATTTCCTTCAGGCGAGCGAACAGGTCTTTGATGTCAGTGGCGTTGGAAAGATCACGCTTCACTGGGTTCACTGCATTCTCGGCCGTCACCTTGTCGAGGATCACGATCCGGGTTGAGACGGAGGTGCCAGCACGGGAGAACGTCGATGGCGGCAGCTTGATTTCTGCCGCTGAATGAACACCTTCCGTGGAGTCATACCACGTATCGAACCGCTTTCCCATCGAACTTCCCTCGGGGATCAGCGCAACGAGTCGCCCGCCGTCCTTGAGGTGCTTGAACGCCTTCGCCAAGTGGTCCATCGCGGTCTTGCCTGCGGTGCCAAACGGCGGATTCATGACGATGGTGTTGAACTTGTTCGCCACGTTGAAATCCTCGAAGTTGCTCTGGTGGATGTTGGTGTCTGGCGAGTTCAAGGCGAGACGACCTGAGAGCTCGTAGGATGGTTCTACGGCGTGGCGGGTGGCCGTATCGGGGAAGAATCGGGCGATTGCTCCATGGCCTGCGCTAGGCTCAAGAATCTTGTCTCCAAGTCGCGTCCCAGACCATTCGACCATCTTGAATCCAAGCGGCTCCGGTGTGGCGAAGTAATCCACTCCTTCAGCGGCTTTCGTCTTCGATGTCTTCTTCTGGTTGGTGTAATAGAGCGCAACGGCGTTGTCGTAGGGATCGCCGTTGTCACGCATTGAATCGGCGGCCTTTCCGCCCTTTCCTTGGCTGGATGACGGCTTGAGTGCTTCCGCCCCATCGTATCCGGTGGCGAATGATTGCAGAAGCGAGCGGGCATTTTCTCCCATCGCCAGATTCTCGGCGGTGCTGGCGCGGGAAGCGATGGTTTGCGCGAACGTCCATCGCTCGAAATTGGTTCCGGTGGTGAGGTATTCGATGATTCCATCGCTCTTCATTCCCAATCGAATAGTCCGGCCCTCTCCTTGAATGGCATCGGTGGGGCGTGATGGAATACCGATATCGATGAACACGCGCTGGTGCTTTCCGTCCACGTCGTGCATGGAAACGCCTTCCTTGGCGCTCCCCCTTTGAAAGAGGACGACGTTCATCGGGCTTCCTGAGCGGTTGAATTCCTTGACGATTTCGCTACGCTTCTTCGGTGTAACGTCACCGTTGAAAATCCCGGAGCTTGGGAACTCTGAGCTGATCACGTCAATCGGCGATTTCAGCCCGTCGAGCATCCTGACGATGTTGTCGAATCCTGGGACTTCGTTCTTCAGCATCGCATAGGCGGCGGTCGTTTCAGGTGTGTTGAAAGAGAGGCGAAGCGGGTTGGTGGACTCGTTCTTCTTGTAGTCGTGGAAGACGACGACTTTTCGGCCAAGTTCCAAGTGCTGATTGATCCGTGCGACGGCCTCCCGCACCTTCAGTGCTTCGAGCAGATACCGACGAAACATGTAATTCCCAATACCGAGCGATTTCCGCAGCGGCTGAAAACGACCCTCTTTCGTCACGAGATCGAGAATCCGGTCAATATGCGTTCCCACCATACTTTCGACCAATACGAAATCTCGGCTGTAATCGTGGGGAACATCGAGCATCCGTCCGCGCATGGCTCCATCTCGCTTGAGCTTTTCAGAGAACAGCCGTTCCAATGCCCCGGCTGCCGCAGCATTCTCCGGCGCAGTGAGCTTGTTGTAGCGCATACTGTAGCCGAAATGATCCATCATGAAGCGGTCGCTGGCGGTGCCGGAGTTGTAGCGGCGGTCGGTCGGCGCCGGTCCATGATCGAAGAGATACCCTTCGCCGTAGATGGTGCTTTTGGCGTAGGCAAATGGCGTGGCTGAGAGGAAAAGCGCTTTTGGCCTGTCCGCTTCCTTCATGTTGGCAGCGATCTTTTCAAGCTGGCCCTTTCTGACACTTACTTTGTCGGCCAGCACATTATAGCGGGCTAGGAGCTTTCGGTTTTCAGCTTGGTAGGATTGGCGAGCCTGATCCATCGTGTCGTCGTGATTACTCAACCTGTCGTTGATTTTCATCGCCTCCGTGATGGCCTTCATTTCTGCAATTTCAGAGGGCATCTCCATCCCGACGCGCCTGAAAACCCCATCTTTCGGGTGCCATGTCAGGCCCCGGAGTGTGTCCATCGCATTCGTCGGGTTTCCGTCTTTGCCTTGGGTGTAGCTGTGGGACTCGTCGCTGACAACCAGCCCCCACGGGCGCTTCACCAGTTCGTTGTTCTGCCCCATGTTGGAATAGGTGGTGATCACGACTCGGTTCTCGTTGCCGTGATCCGTGACTCCACTCAACTTCACCATGTCGTTGATCCCAAAATGATCCTTGGCCGCGTTGAGCCATGCGTCGGCAATCGGATGTGACGGGACTACGATAAGGACATGGTTTTCGCCACCGTTTAGTGCCCGTTTGATCGCGCCAAGGGCACTAAAGGTTTTCCCTGTCCCTGTGCCATTGGTTAGAAGCACGCCGGGCTTGCCCTTGCCATGGAATCGCTCTTCGATGAACGCCACGTCGGCCGCTTGATCCACGGTCAAGACTGGAACTGACCGCTTAATACTTACGGCGTCTCGGATGCCTTCAACGCCGCCATGCGCCACCGATTGAGGGCTTGGGGCGATGACAAGATCACCGTGAGCGTCGTCAGGTCCGCGTCCGTTAGCTTCCACTCCGACTTCATCAGGGTTGCCGCTTCGCTCGCGCTGTTTATGTCCGGTAGGGCTCCCCTCAAGTTCGGGTGACGGCCGACGAACGATTGAATCGCCGTCTTTTCCGCTAGGAGGGGAAGGCAAATCATCACGCTCATTACTAGGCTTGGAGGGGTTCCTGCCTGTTTCTCCAGTTTCGCCCACTCGTCCTCCATCTTTGCCAGTTGGGTCGGGTTGAGCTGGAAGGCTTCCTTTGCCGATGGTGTCGCCAGTGCCTGAGTTGCTTCGATCTGGTTCCAATACACTGCTGGTAGATTTGTCATTTGATTTATTGTCGCTGATTTTCTGGTAAGTTCCACTCCAATCGGACGATTGGGGAAGATGCGGGTGTTCGCCTCGAATTAGGCTCCACACCGCTTCTGAATACTCCCGGAGCTTGCCGCCGCCGATGTTTTCGATGGCTCTCGCAAATTTCTCGGGAGTGTCGATTCCTTCGTCCACAAGCTTGTCGGCCACGTTAAGGAAGGCATCGCGCTTATCTCTAGGTATTTTCTTGGTGAAGGTTTCCGATGCGGGAGCAAGATCCCCCGCATCCAGCCCGTCCATAAGTCCGCTGAATGCGTCCTTGAGAGATTGCTCTGCGGCGGTGAGTGCGGGCTTGGCGGGTGTTGTCGGTTGCGCGAAAATGTCCCCCTGCGCGGCGTCCATCGCTGCTTTGGCGTCTTCCTTGGCTTTGCGTGCGGCAACCACCTTGTCGCCGTCCGTTGTATCCTGCTGACCGAGCATGAATCCGCCATCGTCGGCGAAGAGCATCTTGGAGTCCGCGTTGAGGATGTCCATCTTGGAGGCGGGGGCAGGTCTCTTCGCCTCCTTGCGGTCCGCGGCAATGTTGGCTAGTGCGGAAACCACTGTTTCTCTTTTCGCTGGCCCGGATACCGACTTGCCGTCGATCATCGCTACCCATTGGTTCCCATCTTTCGTGAGGGAAATCATCCCTACTCCCGGCACGTTGGCAACGTCACCGTTTGAGAGCGCGTCAATGATGGAATCGCGGAGACTCCACTGCTTCACTTCTCCTTGCGCTCGTCGGTTTACGGCATCGTCGTCTTTGGATGCCTTTGCGCCAAATAACTTCATTCCAACAAGGAACCGAGCCAGTGGTGGTGTGCCGTCCTTTGAGTCAACTCTTGCAATTATTGAATCATTAAGCGCATTGTTGATTAGAAATACAGCACTCCCGAATCTCCCTGATTCCAATTTGTTTCGGATTGATCTATTGGCCTTTTTGGGATTCCCGTAAAATACGATGTCTCCAGATTCCTTGTCGAATATGATATTGACTACCGCTTGTGGTTTCCCATCTGCGTCAAATCCAGCGTTTCCACCTACCAATTCTCCTCCTAAAACTTCGTTGATTTTAGTGAGAGCGTATTTTATAGAAGCTTCACTAAACGAAGGCTCTGGATAATTTACTTCGCCGCTCTTCGGCGCTCCTGAATCATTCGACAAGCTGCTTCCAGCCTGTTTAGCTCTCGCTCTGTCAATTTCTTCTTGGGCGGCGAACTCTTCGGCGGCAATGCGAGCGAACTCTTCGGGTTCTGACTCTCTGAACTCATGAGGCGAGTCATAACCAAGGGCTTCCAATTCGTCAACCAATCTTTCCGCCACTGCTTCCTCCGCTTCGTTAAACGGCGTGATCGTGGAATCAAGCCACAACGATACGCCGAGAGGGACTCTCTTTGTGCCGAATCGGTCGCCATCCTCAAGTGAGGCTTCTCCATCGCGTTTGCTGATTAGGGTGAGTTCCTCGCCAGCAATCGTCAGCACGCTTCCAGTCTCGAAGTCTTCAGGGAAGACGTCAAACTTCCCAATCCCCCATTGGTTCGCCTCGCCAAATGCTGTCCATTGCAACTCTTCGGCGGGGGTTAACTCGCGGTTTGGGTCATTCCCGTCCTCCATGCCGCGTGAAACCTGAGTCAACTCATCCATCACAAGAATCATCGCCTCGTCATTCTTTAGATTGTAGCCAAGTAATCCTGTCCAATCGCCAATTGCGACGTTCGACTTGTATTTGGTGAAGAGCATTCTGTGAAGCTCCTGCGCGACCCTTCCGTTGAAATCGCTGCCAAAAGCATACTTAGGAGCATAGGAATCAAACCCCTCCCATGATTCGAGTAGCTTCAGCTCGCTATTCGTGAGCTTCCGTGATCCGCTTTTTTGGATATTCCTTAGAATCTTCAGCATCCCGGCTGGCGGGCTTTGAATCTTCTGTCCAACCACTTTGCAAATATTGGGGGGAACGCCGGAGCGGAGCAGTCGGTAGGCTTCGCTTCGGGCAGATGTAACGAGGGCGCGTCGCTTCTTGGCGGGCTTGGCGGGCTTGGCGGGCTTCTCCTCTACTGGAATCGCTTTTTGGGCGCTTTCAGGGATGTCGGCACGAAGCATCTCGAATTCGTGGATGTCGGATGCTGAATGCCCCTCGTCACGAAGGATCTTCCTTAACTCGGCCTGCCTTGCGATGATCTCGGCCTTTCTCGACTTGGTGGTTTTCTTGTCGTTGAACTCCCTTGTGTTAGCCTGAAGTTCCGTCCAGTTTCCAATGTTTGCGGCGGGCGGCACACCCGGGGCCTCAAGCTCGTCCAATAGCTCTTGGTCGCTGGCATTGAACGGTTCTTCTGGCGGCAGTCCGAGTGCTTCACGCTCCTTTGCCAGTTCCTTCTCCGCCTGATTGACGTGGACCTGCCGCATCCTCCTCTCATTCTCCGTCTTTGCATCGCGGAGATACCCCTTCTTGCGTGCCAGCCCTTCTTCCAGCGCGATCAGATGGCTGGTGTCCATCGCTGGCTTTTCTTCTGCGGCTGACTTCCCTAGATCGGCTTCCGTCACGCCATGCTTGGTCATGAGGCGCTTGGATGCGGCGAATTGATCCCCGCCCGCAATCGCCCATGCCTTAGTCACCGCTTCTTCGATGGTGAGACCGTCGGCGACTTCGTTGTCATTGGCGTCGAGCAGGATGACTAGCCCCTCGCCAGAAGCCATTGGATCACTCTCCGTGGAGAATCCTTTTGGGAATGTCTTCTTCTCCAGCTCCCGCTTCTTTCGGATATTGGCGATAACTGTTTCCGCCTTACCTCCCTTTGTTTCAATGGGCAACACAACGCTAGGAGAACCTCCCGTTTCAGGATCTCCCTGAACACCATCCGGCGAGACGGCGGAAACAGTTACGGGGGGATTGGCTCCTTTTTCTGGAGACGAAGCAAGCGCGTTCCATTTTTTTAAAAATTCTTCTTTGGGCAGGAGCGTCTCTATTGAGTAGCGGCCTGATGCAACGCCAGACCATTTCAGATAGAGCTGCCACGCTTCTTCACCATTATTAACTTTGGTTTTACTGTGTCTAAGATCTATGATGTAGTCGTTCGCGTCTTCGCTCTTATCGAGCATAGCGAGGACTCCTGTTGGGTCATTTGTCTTTGCTGTAGGTTTTTCGCTCTTATCCAGCCCGTCCATGAGTCCGCTGAATGCGCCCTTGAGAGATTGCTCGGCGGGGGTGAGCGCGGGCTTGGCGGTATTGCCGGGCGGCAATCCCCCCTTAACGGCATCGTCCGACGTGAGCTTTTCGAGTTCCGCCTGCAACGTCTTGGCGTGCGCTTGCAGCGCCGGGGTTTGCACCATTCCTTGAATCGCCTCCAGCGTCTTGCGGATGAGATTCTTGAGGTCTTCGGTGATACCTGCGAGCAGCTTCATCGCCTCGGTCGGCTCCATCTTGGTGAGCACGATCCGGTTGGCCTCCATGAGCTTCTGGTCGTCGGTCATCCGGTCCCACTTTTTGAGGGACTCGGGGTCGGTGGCATCGGCAACGTAAAGATCGCGGATGTGATCCCCTTTCTTCTGGTTTTGGCCGGCGTAATTGTCCTCCCACAGCTTGGCCCCGTGCTGTTTGCGGAATTGGTCTGGGGTGAGCTTGCTGCCAAGCTCCTTACGGATAACCTCGAAAGCATCGAAATCTGCGGAGTGGATGATCTCCTCGTCGAGGACGCGCTTTGCGTATTCGAGTGCGTCCTTTCCCGACATGCCGGATTCGAGCGCATCGTGCGCCACCTGCTCCGGGTTGAGGTAGATCTTGCCGTCGCTGGTGGTTGATGCTCTTACGTCAGGATCAAGAGAAATCCGCTCCTTGAGTCGAGCGTTGCGCTTGGTGTGGGTGTCGATGAGCTTCCTGAAAAGCCCGGCGACCTTGGCTGTGTCGCTAGGATCGACAGTGGATGGCGTTGGTGTGTCGTCGTCGGCAGGTGGAAGCTCGTCGTTGAACTCGGCATCCAATTCGTCTTGGAGATCCTGTTGTTCGTCGTCGCTCAGGTTGGATGCGGACTCATTATCACGCTCCGCTTGTTCTGCTTTCTCTGCTGCCGCGATGTATTCCGGGTGGGCGGCAATCTCTTCGTCGGGAACTCCCTCTTGCAGGAGGCGTGAGACTACATCGTCGGGTGATTCGTCGGCCGCTTGGACGGGTTGAGCTGGAGCTTTGGGGTTTCCGTCTTGTTTGACGGCGGCAATGAACTCTGGGTGGGCTTGGATAGCGTCGTCCGCAAGTCCGGCGGCGCGGAGGCGTGCAACCACGTCGATTGCCGATTCGTGGGCTGCTGGCGGCTGAATAGGTGGAGCTACAACGGGCGCAGCCCCCGCAGGCGGTGCCGCAGGCGGTGCCGCAGGCGGTGCCGCAGGCGTTACCGGGGGCGGTGCCGGGGGCGTTACCGCTGACACTCCCTGCACTGGCACCGGGTTGGCCGGGTTGATAGGCGCGGGTGGCGTTGCGTTGGTGACGGGCGTGACTACTGGCGGCGGAGTAACGCTCGGCTGAACAGGTGGCGGGTTATTGGTATCATACTTGGTTTGGGCGGAGGTCCGGGCACTGGACTCGTCCATTGAAATCTTGGCGCGGGCATCCGGCGAAACAGCCTTGACTCGCTTGAGCGCTTCGTCGGTGAGGATTGGCGAGTGCCCAGACTTCGGGTCGAACCGTAGCAACGGCTTGCTGAGTCCGTTGGCAGCAAGCTCCTTGGAACCAAGTGGCTTCAGCGTGGAGTTTACACCTCCGCCTTTGCGCTCCCATCCCATCTGGGTGAGTTCCTCGTCGGTGAGTTCTTGGACGCGAAGGCCGGAGGCGATCTTCATGGCTCCGCGCACGAGGTCGGCCCGTCCACCGTTGGCTTTGGCGATCTCGACGGCCGCTTCGGCAGCGGCGATGGCGGGCTTGCCCGCGACACCACTGGTCTTGACTGCTTCGAGGTTGGATTTGGCTGCTTCGATAGCGGTGGCGTCCTCGCTCTCAACTCCTCGAAGTTGGCGGTGGATCAACACCCCGTCGGCATACCTCTGCGCCTGAGTCGCGGGGTCGGCATGGCCGTTGAACATTTTGTGAGCCTCCTGCATTTCATCTATCGTTGCGGGAGGTGCCGTCGGATCTACGGTGGCGAGGTGGTCGTTGGTCGCCTGAAGGATTGCATCGTCTGGATTGCTTGGAGTTCTGCCCGCACCTAATACTTTCAGCCCGCCGCGAATTCCTCCGCCGAGTCCTGCCATGAACGCGCTTTGAGCGAGGACCGGACCTGTGAGCTCCTTAGCTGATTTAGTAATCCCTTCGAGGCTCCAATCAGGCTTGGCTGTTGGTGCTTGGTCGTAGGCGATATCTTCGGCGTTGGCTTGCTCCGGCGTTTGATACTGCGCGGTGATGGTCTCTGTTCCAATCTCGCCAAGGATCATCTTCGCCGCTGCGACACCGGCGTCCTTCATCTTGCCTGCCATTGTTCTTTTAACAACAGCTTTGCCCGTTTCGAGTGCTAGCTTTTCAGCGGCGATGGTGGCTGCTGATTTCGTGAGTCCAGCAAGGGCTTTCACTCCCTTTATGGAAATCGAGTTCCCGACTGCTTCAGGGACCGACTCGGCCATGGCGCTCCTTTGAGCGTGCGGAAGAAGCTTTTCGTAGTAGTCCGCGGACTCTTCTGGCGTCAGATCCCTCCCTTTTACTTGCTTAATGTATTTGAATGCGTCGTAGAGGTATTGCGCCCCTGCCATGCGGTAAGCGGCGGCGGCGCCTGCGGCGAGAGCTGGACCTTCTGACGCGACCCATGCTCCAACGCCCCCAATTATTCCTCCAGCTGGTGCAGTGACTGGCGCTGCCGGGCCTCCTGCGGTGCCTGCGGCCACGCCTGTTCCGACGCCAGCCAGTGTTGCCGCACCTTTAACGGCCAGCTGCGTCAGCATGTTCGCGCCTGAGAATGCGAGGCTTGGGCCTAATTCGCGGAACGTCTCGCCAGTGGAACTGCTGGTGCCCGATTTGCGATTTGCGTCCGTCTTGGCCTGCATCTCGGAGGAAAACGCATCGGCTTCAGCCATCGCTTGCTTGGCACTTTCCGAATAATCATCTGGGTGAACAAGCCCTTGTGTTAGCTGATGAAATGCAGCGGGCGCGGCAGCGCCAAATCCTTTAACTGCATCCCAAATGCCGGAAATCGTGTCTCCCGCACGGAAGAAGTCCTTGGGTTCTTCAGGTGCTGGTGCCGCAGCGGCCAGCTTGACCTGATCGAGCTTGGCGTCTGCACCTGCCTTTTGGTCGGCAATCCCAGTCTCCGCAGAGGCCATCGTCTGGCGTTGCGCTTGGACGGCGGGTAGCTCGCTGCCTTTGACTCCTTGAAGCATCTTGGCGTCGAGCGCAGCCTTGTCGGCGGCGAGTGCAGATTGGGCCTGCTCGGCGTCGGCGTGTTCTGCTTGGGCTTGGGCGACGATCTCGCCTCGGTTGGCGTTGGTTTGAGCTGTCCGTTGGTTCTGGAACCACGAATCGGCGTCGGTGTTTTCGAGCTGGTGAGCGCGGGTGGTGGCATCCCAGTGCGCCTGTTGCTGGGCGCGATAGTCGTCATCCCCTTTGAGTCGCGCCTTGAGTCTGACGTGCTCCGGGTCGGTTTCCTGCATGGTACTACCCATCATGAGTGCCGTTTCACGATCCTTGTCGCTCATTTTTTGAGCCTGAAACGCCGGATTGGCGAGAGAATCGCCGTAGGATTGTGCTTCGGCACGAGTCTTGCGGACCTCGGCGTCCCACAATGACTTGCGTGCTTCGCTCCCGCCCGTCGGATGATCCACGAACTCGTTTGGATCGAGCATCTCGGTGGGTTGTCCGCGCACCTTGCGGACCAATTTGCCGGCCGCGCCTCGCCACGTCGGTTGCGTCGGTTGCGTCGGTTGCGTCGGTTGGATGGCTGCTTGGCGATTTTGATAATTGGTCTGGCGGATCGTGTCATCCTCAGCCTGAACCGCCGCCTTGTTGTAGGCGTCAGTGTTCGTGGTGAACTTTTCCCAGATTGGCGCTCCGACTTTGACGTTGCCGCCAGACTTCGGGCTTGGGTCGGCGTCCATTGCGGACTGGTCTTGCCCGGTGGGGATTTGGTCAGGTGATTTTTGGCGGAACGTTTTGTCGTAGGCGGACATGAGCTGGGTATGAGGATGTGTGCCGGATTCCACCGGCGGTCGTTTCCGGGTATCGTCCCGGACCGTTGTTGTTTTGAAATTCGACTGACCTAGCGGCGGGCAGGCGTCGAGCCTTGTAGCTTGTTGGACTTGAGTCGAGAAATCGCTTTGTCGGCGGCAAATCCATTGGCGACGCTGGTGGACAACGCCGGGTTGGTGGCTTTGATCTCGTCGCTGGCGGAACCTGATCGGATCGCCACGTCATTGATCCCTTTTTGCTCAGCAGCACGAGTCCTCGCGTAGGAGGCGTCTGAAAAAGCCCCTGTTTGCAGGGTTGAGCCGGTCCGCTCCGGTTGAGATGCCGGACCTCGCTGCGGTAATGCCGCTGTCCGGGCCATTGGGACCACCCCGTCCCGCTCCATCATGGTTTGCGCCCCGGCCATCTGCGCCGGGGCTGCTGGTGCGGCAATCGTCTTGGGTTGGTATTGCGGCACGCCACGACGCATCCCGATCAATTCCTGCTCGTTGGCTTTTACGGGAGCAGCGGGTGACGCCTGAGCCGCCGGAGCTGGAGCAGCGACTTGCGCCTCGTTGGTCGTCGCAGGCGGCACGTTTGGCGGGGGCGTGGCGGTCGATGTCGTTTTGCCTGTCACCGCTGCCACAGCATCGGCACGTTTTTTATCAGCGGCGGATTTACTGGCATCTTCGGCGGCCCAATTTGTCTGATTCTTTTTTGCGATCTCAGCGGCTTTCACGTCTGGGCGGACGAATGAAGCCACAGCATCGTAGCCACGGGTGATGCCGCGATCAATGGTTCCCAACACGCCATCTGCCGTGCGCTCGAGTGGAGTGCTACTGTCAGGTAGAGCGGTTGCCTTGTCGGCGGCAAACCTCGCACGTCTCGCTACTACGCCTGGCCGAGATTTATAGGCTGCTGCCTCTTCGGGGGTGAATGTCCTTGTGAGGGCGGCAATCGCCGGGGTGGCGCTGTCATCCTCGCGCCTCAAGTCAGCCACTGAGCGGGCGGCAATCGCCGGGGTGGCGTTGTCGGTCGGTCGGTCCGGTTTTCGCGCTGATGGTGCGGTGTAATCCGCTGATATGGGCGTTAAATCCTGATAGCTAGGAAATTGAGCCACTGGATTACGTGATGCAATCGCCGGGGTGGCGAGTTCTGAGCGCTCGGGCATCACGGGGAGCTTGTCAATGGCGGCTCTCTCTGCTGGTGTGAAATTCGAGATGGTGTCAAGTGGCGTGTCGTCTGGCAGCGCGTTGTAGGCGGCTCGTTGACTGTCGGTCGGAAACGGTTTTGCCACCGACGCCACACGGGCGGGCATCACGGGGACGGGCGTTGGAGCCGCAGGCTTTTCGCCCTTGGGGAAATACGATGTAACCAGCCCGGCATCCGGCAGCATAATTTTGGGAGCCGTTACCACCGGGGGCATCGGGACTGGGGGGAGCCACCCGCTGGCCGCTGTCGATTTGTCTCCGACGCTGATGGTTCCGCTCTTGGGGACTGGCGGGGCTTTCGTGAGTTCGGCGAACGTCGAGCTTGGGGCTGCTGGTTTTGCTGGCGTTCGTGCATCATACTCCTTGAGCGCCGCCTCTCCGATGGAGCCATACGCCCCGCCCTGCTGGAGGATTCGGCTGCGGGTTTTTTCCCTCGCCATTTGATCGGCCGTGCGGGAGTCGGTGCCCGTCGAGGATTTTAACGGTGCCCCGGCAGCTTCGGCGACCTCGCTTGGCGTCGCGCCGTTTCTGGCGTGGCTGGCGTAACCTTCTTTGAGCGCCGGAGCCGCGCGCGCCCACATCCGCTCGAACTTTTGCCGGGCTTGATCGACTGTCATGCCTCGCATTGGCCCGCTTTTGAAGCGCCCCCTGTGCCGCCCCTCGTCGTGGATGCCGCCGCCTTGAGCCAACCAGCGGTCGTGCGCCGCCGCTTTGCCGCGTGCCTCTGGGTTTACTGTGATGTCGGGGGACGGGGGACGGGACGGGGGACGGCTTACTGTCTTGCTCATGCGTGTGGTTACGCAACTGATTTGCGTTTGTCGATTATTTTTAGGAAATCGTCATTTTATCGTTGCGTCGGCTCGTCGTGGGGCGTAAGCCTTCCGCGACGAGCGAGCTAGTCCCTCAACCGATCAAGACTCTCTCTAATTGAGGGGTTGGCGCTTTGCGGGGGACTAGACCGCGAAATGCCAACCCCTTTTCCTTTCCGGCTACGGATCTACATTAGCCGAACCATCCGCCAGCACCGTTCAAGTTACCACGGGCTGCATTGGATGACCCCTGCCGACTGACCCCCGCACAGGGAACTGTAATCAAACCAGCTTGCCGCAACCCGGCAGGGGATAGGATTGAATGCCGGGGTATAACTTCTCGAAAGAGCAAATGGCTGCCCGGATCAGTGGCTTCACGGCTCAAAACATTCATCCGCTTTGGACACAATGCTCTCGTCTCGAAAAAGACAATGCTTCCAAAGATCCCTATGTCTCCTCGGCATAGGGTCTTGCTTTCCCGTGTCCAGCCCCCAGAACTCAAAAAGACATCCGCACCTACAATAAATGACCTTCAGCTTCGGAAAATACAGAGGCCACGACATCGAGGAAGTGAGATTCCGCGATCCGAGCTACGTGAAATGGGCGATTGAAACGGTCGATGGGTTCCGACGGACCGCTGAAAAGTCCGCTTTGGCGTTTGCATGGAAGTCGAAAGGAACGAAGGAACACGTTCGTCCCGATTTTGACGCTGTTGGTGACGACGAGGGGGACGAAAAACCACCATGGGCCGACTCTGTATCAACCGACGTTCCGCCGCCCCTGCCGCCCCTGCTGCCTGCTGTTGCCGATGAGGTGCTTTAGATCGTTAGGAACCTGCCGCTCGACGATTTTTGCCCGGTAGCATGTTGCGGCGTCGATCATAAACAGGCCGATAGCGAGAGAAATCACATCATCATCGTGATCGGTGAGTGCCTCCTGCCGTCCGTTTGGTTTCGTCCCAAAATTACGCATCTGCTCCAATATCCACGGGCAGCGGACCTCATACCCGCCCGACGGGTCGCCTCGCAGCGCCTCTCTGGTCGCCACTTCGAGGCGGGCGATGATTTTAGGGCGCGTATCGGAGTCGGTCCTCCAACCTAACGCATTCATTGTTAGGTTTTCACGGTGGTTAAATTGTTTGCGGTAATGGATGCTAATCCCGCCTCTATTGCGGATAGCCTCTATCAGCCCTCGGTCGTGGTTTATCTCGGGCACGAGGTGGGCCTGATAGTAGCGGCAGAGCAGGAAAACCTGCTCCTCTAATACATCCTGCGCCCACCAGCAGCACATCGAGCCGGTCTTATTGCCGCGAACCATGATGTTACGGCCGGCCAGCGCGGGCGGGTGCCACTCGCCGAACTCGTCGATGTATCCGGCCCGATGGACGAGGATCGAGTGGGAATCCGGGTCGATGCCGCCAGTTTGATCGGCACCGCTCGCCGAATCGACGCTTACGAGGTAGCTGTGGCCGACTCGTGGCCGCTCATAAACTACGGTCATGGCCTGCTCCTCGCTCGAAGGCGTCCAGAAGACGGAATCCATATCCGCGCGGTGGATCAGGTACCCATGCTCGGGGCGCTGTTTACCAGCGATCTCGTCCTGGTACGCCAGCGCGGCGCTGGTAAACAGGCATCGAGAAATCTGCGGGTCGCACTCGAACTCTTGGGCGTAAATATCTGGGTGGATGTTTTTTCTCAGGTCGGCCAGCTCCGCCTCGGGAATAATGCCGGACTCGCTCGCTCGTAGCAGCATGGCATACCAGTCCGGGTCTGTGGCGGCCGCTTGGAGCATCTGCCAGAGTCCTTTTTTACCTTTGATCGTCCCGATCCAGATCGCCCAGCCGGAGTAGTCGGCGAGACATGGACGTATTACCGACGGCCATGCGTCGGGTGAGATGTCCTCCGGTTCGTCGATGATTACGCCGTCGAGGTAGGTGCCCCGTAGTCGCTCGTAGGAGTCGCCGGAGTAGAGCCGGATCGTCGTCCCATCCGCAAACGAGACTTTTAGCTCGGACTCGTTCGTTTCGACCCCGGGAATTTGCCACGTAAACCGCTTAAGGTAGCCCCATGCGATATCTTTCGCCTGATCCCGCGTAGGTGCGACGTAGGCATAGCGGCGGGGCGGGCCATCGCGGCGATCCCCGAGTGCACGCACTAACAGCTTCTGGATGCTCGCGAACGTTTTGCCTGCTCGCCGG